TGGCAATTCACCACCGGCTAGCGCCGTTCCCTGGAACGCTTGATTGAATACGTCTCCACCTTCATAAGACTCAAAGCCATCAAGATTTCTTAATTCGTTTGGTGAGCGTTGTCCTGTAGATACGAGGATCTTGCCAACCTCAGCGCGTGTAAGAGCGTCAGTACGAAGAAGAGTTGCAGTGTCAAAAGCAACATCTGTTCCTGGTGGAAGCATTCTGCTAAATGCAACTTCTAAACGACGAAGCCACGGCATGATTGTATGAACTAAGAAATTCAATGACGCTTGTTCAACGTTCTGGTAAGTCTGAGAATCACCGGTTGCGCCGATCAAGTGTGAAGGAATTCTAAAGATACGAGCAATGTCACGGATCAACTGTTCACGAGTCTGAATCATTTGCTGATCTGCTGCCGATGTTGTAACCGGACGCCACTTAAGACCGTCAGAAAGTACGGCAGGGCGACGATGGCGACGATGAGTTGATTCCCAAGTGCCTTGAATTGTACGCGCCTGATCTAAAGTAAGCTTCTGATCTGTTTCTAATACTGAAGAAGGTGTTGCTCCTTCAGCATAAAATTGTGAAATATGACGATCCATAGCAAGCGCAATACCGATTAGATTGCGATTTTGGATCATAGGAGACACGCCAACAAGTGATTGTGGAGGTGTAAACCAACGAATATGAATCAAATCTGCTTGATCAATTGGGTTGCCAAGGTGCAAATACTTGCGACCGATCTGATCTCCAGTAGGCAAAACCTGCATTTGATAAGGGTGAAGAGGTACTAAACCAATCTCATTTCCTGATCGATCGCGGTCAATATGGATATAAGCATTGCCATGAAGAGCAAGCGAAGCCATAGTTTGGTGAATCAATTCATATGAATTTGATTCCGGATCTGGATTTGCAATAATGTCTGGAAGAGCAATTGATTCACGCTTACCATTTTTTGTTCGGTATGCACGAAGTGGTAATGAAGCTACAGTATCAGCAAGCAGTGATACAGATCCAAGAACCGCGCTAACTCCGAGAGCTGTCCATTCATCAATACGCTCTCCGGCGGCAGACGTAATATTTGTCTGACCGTAAAGCTGAGAGAGTGGCGCAACGTAATTGTTGAATTGTGGGTAACGACCAACAAGTCCTGCGCGCTTAATTAAACTCATTGCTTAGGCTCCGGTTCTGATGCTAGATACGACAAGATAAAGATTGAAAGTCCTGCTGAAATCAATCCGGCCCCTGTTCCAGCAAGAATAAAAATGCCCGCAACAATAAGAATTGCTCCGATAATTTCTGCAATACTGGTGATGATGTCAAGCATTGTTGTCCTCCATAGTCCACGGATCAAAGATCATGGGAAGATTCCCACCCTGTGAGTGCCACCAAACGGCGCGTTCAAGCGCCATTACAGCGGACACAGCTAAGTCAATTCTACGAGTTGATCCACGTTTTTCTTTTGCAAGACGTGATCCGCGTTGATCTACTCGAAGAGTTGCATTAGCAATATGACGTGACATTTGAGGATCGCCGTCATGAGTTATTGATTTGTTAACAACAGCCTCATAAAAACGAGTCGTTGCCGGTGTCATTCTTGAAGCTGTTTGCGGGAAGGTTACGACTGGCAAACCTTCTTCTTCAAGAATCTGAAATGTTCTAGCCCAACGATAAGGATCGCAGGCAATTTCTAAAACTTCATATTTCTTACAAGCTTCCCTGATTGCGTCTTCAACGTCAAGCACCGGGACTTGCCAATCTGCTCCAGCTTCTTCTGGTTTTTCCCAGACATAAAGCGGAACAATATGAGGAACTTCATCGCACGTTACCGCGACAATTACCGTGCAGTCTCCGTTAAATGATCCATCGAAGCCAAGTACAACTTGACCGCCTTCTTCGATAGCACGTGCATCAAAGCAAGAATCCCAAGCACCATGAGGAAGCCACGCATCCGAGGTCGATGTCCAAACATTTAATCTCTTTGTCTTAAATTCAGCTTCCGGTGTTTGCAGCACCGCTGAAGCAAAGTCGTCTTGCGCAACGATATCGTTGAACCCTGGATTTGCAGATTCCCAGGAAATTTTTTCCCTAAAATCTAATTCCGGGTCAGCTTCCCACCATGCAAAGTAGAAACTTGGATCAACAACTTCACCGCTCGCAACTCTTTTACCGTACTCGTAGAGCTGATAGCACAACGAATCTTTTCCCGAAGTATCAGTTTTGACTCCCGCAGTGGTGATCGCAACGAGGAGAGGTTCGCGACGAGCACCCATTGCGAGAGACATAACATCAAAAAGTTCACGATTTGGCTGAGCGTGAAGCTCATCGAAAGCAACAAACGTTGGTGATAAACCTTCTTTTGAGAATGCTTCCGCTGAAAGTGCCCGATAGACCGATCCGGTCTTTGGATTGTAGATTGCGTCTCGATATACATCGAGCATCTCTGATAATTCGGGCTGCATTTCAACCATGCGCTTGGCAGTGCCAAACACAATTTTTGCTTGTTCTTTTTCCGCTGCGCAGGAATATGTTTCCCCGCCGGTAGGACCAAGAACTAAATGTTCAAGAGCAAGAGCAGATAACCACGCGGACTTTCCATTCTTGCGAGGAAGACCGATCAGTGCGCGCTTGTGCTTTAACGATCCATCTTGTTTTACTGAGAATAAACCTCGGGTTAAATTTTTTTGCCAGTCTCTAAAGATTAAAGGTTCTCCGGCTGCTCCGGCAACTGAATCTTTTGTAATCGAACAAAGAGCTTCGCTGAAATCTATGATGTCATCGCCGCGAGTCTTTTTAAGATCCGCCGGGGTCAGTGGTGAAACATAACGCGGCGGCCAGCCCTTAATTTGTTTCCCCATGATTTCCCCTATTTTCTATTCAACCTCTTTTCGAGAAGCTGATCGATAGCGCTTACGCGCTTCACTTCAGCTACTCCAAGGCGTGATCGCGATACCGGATCAAATCCAAGCGACGCGAGTGAGTCAGTGAAAGCTTTATTGATCTGGACATAAGCTCGACCGTCCGCAGATTCAAGGGTTGCCATGTACTTGGTCCGGGCCGCAGTCACGGCATCGGCAAGCTTGGCGGCATTCTCAATTGCGCTCAGATCAGAGACGGGAGAAAGCCAAGTTATTGCGTTATCCCAGATCCTATTCCAGAACAACTTGCCATCTTCTCCAAGCATTGCTGGAGCTTCAGGTTTGATCTCAGCCATCGGCAGGATCGTAACGTTCGCAAGTTCGGGCAACGGACGTCCGCCTGAGTCATGGCCCGGCGTACGACCGGTCGCTCGTTTGATTTCAGCTGGTTTCGGAGGTCTTCCCATATCAAAATCCTATCGCGTCAAGCCCATTTCGTAATTTTGAGCATGTTTATTCGAAGCGGGGGCGAGGGGTCTGTAGGTTCTACTCAGAAAAAATGGAAATATTTTTGCGTATATTTTATTTATTATCTGAGTGATATGTGGTATCACTCCGCGCTCTGCATCTCACAGATCGATCAGATCAGGTTGATCAGCGATGCTGCTTCTTACTATTACAACTTAAACAACATGCACGCAGATTATTCGGATCTAACCTCGCTCCACCATTAGCTAGCGCCACCACGTGATCAACCGTGGCATCTCTACCGATCAGTCTCTTCTCGCATAGATAGCACACCCAGTTATCGCGGGCTAGTATTTGTAGGCGAATCTTGGACCATGCTGAATCGTAACCACGTTGCTGCGCTGTGGTGCGTACTCGTGGTGGTTGATCAGCATCTCTTATTGCTTGGCATCTATCGCATCTACTTCTTGCTGTAGGTATGCCACAGGTAAGGCACGCCATCTTAGGCATGATTACTCTTCGTCGTCGAGTAATGCAATATAAGTGCGACCATCTTTATGTTGAATCGCAACCTGCACTGCATCCCCTGAATATATGTCAAATTTAATTGCTGTTTTAACGGCTTGTTCTAAAATATCAACAGCTTCTTCAAATGAATCAACATCGTTAATTCCTAAAGCAACCGCTGCGCCCAAAGCTATTTGTCGCCCCGTCCCGGTGACATGAAGATTTTCTTTGTTGCGTTCTAATCCGTAAACTTCATCAATAAAATAAATTGTTCCATTTACTGCAACAATTAAATCATTATCAAAAGAAGCAACATCGCCGCTTTCTTTCATTTCGTATCCGGAATCAATAAAAGTTTTTCTTAATGCCGGAACAAATTTATTCACCATAAATGAATCAAGATTTGTCTTAGGTGGTGCAGGTGGACGAAACGAATGTTGAACGATGTTCATTCCGCGAACTGTTCCTGCTGCTGCAACTAAATATTTTCCATTAATTGCAATTTTTCCCATTGGTGAGCAATCAGCTCTTAAATGACCAAAAGAAGTTTGAGAGTCCGCTGCGATCATGCACCAATCATCATGCTGGAAAGCAATTAGCGTTGTCATCGGATCTCCCTGAAATAATAATGGCGAGGGCTGCCTTCCCCAACAGACACCTCGCCGAGGACATTTATATCACAAATGGACAAATGAAGCACAATTGTTTACTCCGGGTGTTTCTTCATAGATCCGGCCAGGATACCCAATTGCGTCTTATCCCACTCAGCATGACATTTTGTACATCTTGCTGAGGTTGGTCCGTAATGATCCATCTGGACCGTGATCGCATTACTCATACTGCAAAGAGGACACGCTCGGCTAATCTTGCGAGGCTTCTCTTTCCAGTTAAGAGCTAATTCGACCTGATTTCGATAAAACGCGACCTGACCTGAAACGTGATCCACCAATTCATCGGTAGCGTTGATCAAGGCACTTGGCAATTGGTAAAAATTTTCAGCAATTGAGGTTTGAAGCTTTCCTCCGGACATCATGACCAAATTGATGCTTAACCGATCCGCGTTAATCAGCAACTCCATTAATTCGTCATTAATTGGCGTCTTAGAACCCGCCTGAGACCTCTTAGAAGATCCGTCCGCGTTGGAGCTAGGTGTAGACTCATAAACCTCAGCGTAAAGCTGCCTAAGCAGGCTCTCGTGGCGGGAAACGTGTGTTTTACCGTTGTCCATTGGCTCTTCGTGATCGTAAGCCTTCGTCAGGTGCGCCACGTCATCGATCAGCGTCGCCATCAGTTCAGAACGGGAGCTGCGCATTTACGAGTGTCTCCTCTTTGCATTCATGAAGAGAAAGTACCAAAGGTTGAGGTCCATTGATCCCATTTTGAAGATCCCGGAGTAACCGGAGTTTCGCCGTTGTTTCCCTCATGGTCATCACCAGCTTAAACGTCGATCCGCCTTGCAGGTGAATCTGAAGTTCCTCAAACTTGGATAACAAGATTCGATCCAACTTCACATCGAACCCTCCGGCCCAGCATTGCCAAACGACCGCCTTGCAGCGAGCACATATCGATTCTTCTACCGCTGTTGTCTTGAAGGGTTCACTCATTAGAAAATCCTCGGGAGGAGCTTTTGAATAATCTTTGATTCTCTAATCCAAGAGCTTCCTCCCTCTCCGTTCCTCCTCTTAGGGAGGAACGGGAGGAACGGGAGGAACCTCTTTTTGGGTTATTAGACGTTCCTCCGGGAGGAGCTTGGGAGGAACTGGGAGGAACGGGAGGAACTGAGCCGTTTTGGGTGCATTCGCAACGCCAAAGACCAAGATTTAACCTTCCGCAATCAGTACAAGTGTTAAATTTATCCATTTTTTTTAGCCTTGCTGAAGTCGATTAGGAACTCACGATCGCCGATCAGTTCACCCTGATATTGCTGAGGTGATCCGGAAATGGCATCGTAGGCAGCCGTCGCAATCCACTTGCCAGCTTCGACACAGATCCCTTTACCCCAGAAACGAGAGTGAGCTTTCTTTTGAATATAAGGATCACACGACCACTCATCGGGATACCCGGACAGCCGAGCAATCTCGCGGTGGGTCAGAGTCCGGGGCAGAGTTGGGTGAACCTGCATCCAAAGGCAATCACCTGCGAGAACGTTCGACGGCTTTGAGTAATCTAGGCGCTTTGGAACGAACTGAGTAACGCGCTTCTCCGATTGAATATGATCGGGCCAGTTTTCCTCAGATAACTCCACGCCTTCTTCCATAGCTCGCTGATAAACCGTCCCGATGACTTCCCACGGGTCCCATTGGATCTTGGACGCCAATTCAGCTACTCTGCGACCTCTAGGCGTATCTTCGATCACATGACCATCGATAGATCCAAGAGCAACGTTCTCAAGGTCACCGATCCGATCCTGGACCGTTGTTGCTGATCTCTCGACCGGATCTACCCCGAATTCGATCCTAGAAGCTACCCAGAAGTAGCGCTTTCGTTCCTGCGCGCCGCCAAGTTTGGCTACGTCATGCAGAACGTGAAAGAGGTTATACTGAGATCCAGTTTTAAGCTCCAGATGACTTCTTAGATCCTGCATGAGGTCTCGGCCCTTGTTATAGGCGCCTTGAACTGACTCAAACATCACAATTTCAGGATCACAAGCGGCAGCATATTCGACCAAATCCCACATGCATTGATTTGGCGAAGCTGAGTAACCCGTGTAATTGATCCTTTGGATCACACCATCGGCATTGAGACCTCGAACCATTGAGGATCGGTTAGAGAACCCTGAGCACGGAGGATTTCCAAAGACCAGATCGGCTTTAAGAGGCGTCCAAGTATCTGGAGTCCCGACCTCGATCTCAAAGTCCCCAAGTAACTTTTTGTTACCTTCCACAGCCGGGACGCCAAAGCCGCCGACAGCTTCACGCTTGCCGATGATCTGGAATCCCGCAAGCTTAGTTCCTAGTGTAAATCCACCTGCAAACGATTGGCAATCAATCGAAGTATAAGTCATTTCTTCCCCCTGGTTGAGTAAACGTTGACACTGCCTGATCTGAAAGAGGATCAAGCGAGCTTGAATATGGCTTAATTGACGTGAAACGACGCGCGGAATTCTTTGCGTCTCCGTCTTTGGTCTCAGAGAGATAACCCTCTTCAACAAGAATATCAACGGCTAAACCAACCGCTGAATCTTTACCTTTGACACCCTTAACAATTTCGTTTCTTGTTGGCGCCTCTGACCCGATCCATTCAATAACAAATCGTGATGATCGTTCCATCAAGAGCGTTGGCCGCATGCGACCATCGGAGGATAACGTGGGCATTTCAATATGCCACTTGGTACGCAATGGATCTTGAGAATCAAGAACAAAAGTCCCGGCATGCTTTCCGGGTGATGCTGATCTAAGTCCGCCGTTACGATCCTTTTCAATTGATAAACTGATCTTTCCAAGCTTTCCTGGAGCTGGAGCAAGTAAAACTTCCGCAGATAGATAAGTCCCATCAACGGCGCGTTTCTTTGCAGTACCGCCAATCGCATAACCCGAGGATCTTGCATCAACTCCCTTTGGTAAGTGGTCGATGGTAATAACGCAAGCACCGATGACGTGGGCCAGAGGTTTGCAGACCGCACGAATTGCCTTCGTGATGTCGTCGTTATCTGTGGATTTCAGTCCCAACATTGGAACAATTTCACCAAGTGAATCAACGACTGCAATATCTGGTTTCCAAATAAGCATATCCTGGATAAACTGACGAAGTCCAATAATGTCTTCGGGTTCTGCAATACGAAATAGCTCCGGATTTGCAACGCAGGCAATTGGCGCACCAAGAGCAATCAAACGAGTGGCTATTTCAGCCGATCCGTTATGGTCCACGTCAAGATAAACCGCCTTGCGATTCTTGTGCAATCCTTCAACAACTGCGCACATGGCAAGCCATGACTTTGCTGTCTCAGGATCACCAAAAACGCCGTTAATTCGTCCCTGATAGAAAAGCGCTGCGCCGTCTGATCTTGTTACCCATGAAGGCGGATCGATTTCTGGTGCTTTGCCAGTAAGTAACCAAGAGAGATCAGCATAGATAGAAACTTCTTCTTGTTCAAGAATCTCGCCCGTTGCAGGATCTACAACCGGTAATGATTCAACTGGAGAAAGAAATTGTTCAACACTAAATTCCATGCCCTTAAGTTTGCCATCGCAATCTTTGCCATGACATACTTCATGCGGCTGCATCTTTGCAAGAATAATAGATATGCCGCCAAGCAACATTCTCTTCCATTCCAACTCAGCTTCATGATTACCACGATCAGCGCCAACTATCATTACAAAGTCGTTTCCGGTCTTCTGCAATGAGTAACCAACACCGTGATGCCCAATTTGACCTAAGCGCAACAGTCCCAACATGAGATCGCGAACTGCGTCATGGCGAGATCCAAGACGACCAGATAAAGCGTCATTGAGTTCATCGAGTTTTCTGTGGACTAAGCCGCAAGGCATTCCCGCCGTGCACCACTCAGCAAAAGCGACTGCGAGTTCCTCCGCGTTGCTATCAGCTCTTTCGGTGGCTGGCAACGCTGCCTGACCTCGAGTTAATCCATGAACCCATGTTGCGGGAAGCTCAGGAAGGATCATAGGAGAAGGACCCGGGCCGACATGGCTCATATTTCCGGGACCGATCCATCGATAAACTCTTCCCTCGGGGTGAAGGCTGGGCCAAACGACCGCATATCGATGACCTCGGTGAATTGTTTCAATTCCCGGTCCCACTTGATTGGGCCATTGAAGACCTTCTGGAACTCGGTAGAACCTGATCCCGGAAGTTCCATCATCGCGAGAAGTGACGCGCCAAGTATCTGGAAGAGGTCCAAAACTTGACATGGCTCGTGTCAAGCTTTCAAGTCCCGCCTTATCTCCATACGCATCGACATCGATACCGAGGACGTTTGCGGGCATGCGAAGAGCTACGTTTCCAGATCCGCGATTCTTGATCCACGAAAGGATCTGATCGTTGTCAGGTGATACGTGCGCAAATCGCTTACCGGTAAATCCAGTCGGCGGGTGAGATTTCTTTCCTGCCGGAAGTGGCAGCACATCAAGCCAACCGAGCGCCCGATATTCTTTAGCTGCTTGCTCGTATGGACCTTGAACTGATACTTCTGGTTCTGGCATCATTCGCGCTCTTCCGAATACGTATAACTATGACCGCATGATTTGCAAGTAACGTCAGCTTCGACATTACCCCAATCATCAGTTTCAAAATCTTCTTCCCAATATGCATCACACGTTTTACCGTCTTCTTCGCATTCAGAACAACGTTCTTTACAAACAATTTCTCGAGTAATGGTTTCTGAATATATTCCAGATCCCATCATAGAAAACCCTGGCATTTAATTCCCCTTTCCGGCCCAACCGGTTCCTTTGAAAACAATTCCTGGTGCAGAGTAAACCTTCTGCATCATTTCTCCGCAGTCACACTTCGGTGCCGCCTGATCATCTACGCTTGCAAAAACTTCGACTGTTATGCCGCACGTATTGCACTTAAAGTCGTATGTTGGCATGTTCCTCCTAATACCACTTATATTTCACCCAGTGCGCTTTAGCTCCGCACGGTCCCGCCGATCCGTACCATCGGGAGATGTAAGCTAACGTGGCGATCAATTGAGAACGCGGATCTGAGCTGTATTTCATGCCTATATTTCGATAAGTCGATGCCAAGAGCTGACCGATACCACGAGCATGCGTTGAAGGATTCTTGGCAAGCGGGTTCCAGTGTGACTCTTTAGTCAAAACATAATCTAAACATTTGAATTGCTGAGCGGTAAGAAGTTGAAAAGCTAGATAGCGCGCTTCATTCATCTGAAAGCTGGCTTGTGATGCTTGAACAAATTCAGTTGTGAGATCAACTTGTTTTTGTGTTGTTACAGATTTCTGATCTGGTTTAGCCACAAAAGTACCAACAGTAAAAAACACTAAACTGAATACCATTAACGTCACGATAAAGCGATGATTTAAGCGTTGCATTATTTCCTCGATTCATAGATGGATCGCAATAAATTGATCCATTGGTTGTTTCTTCGGAGTGCTTTCTTATGTTTAATTTTTTTAATCAGTGTTATGAGTTTCATTTTTCCCCCTTCTGAGAAAAAGAGTGAGGGCCAGTCCCTCTGATACTGGCCCTCACTGCCGGATTAGAACGTTGGATTGACCGGAGTCGCTCCTAGTTGCTGCATCAACAAAGCAATTGCCGCTTGATCCATTACTGGAGCAGCAGGATTTGCTGGTGTAGCTACCGGCGCCGATGTCGCAGGAACGGCTGCAACAACAGGCTGAGCAAAAGACTTCTTCGCTTGCGCTTCAACCCACGCTTGAGCGCGAGCAACGTCAGCATCTTGGAAGTTGTTGAGTACCCATGCTGGATTTCCCTTACCTGTGTCGACGGTGCCAACACGAGCAAGAACGTTCTTTGATCCAACTGAGAGTTTGTTGGTGATACCAACGTGACCGACTTTGACGTCGACGTTGAGTTGCTGATCTCCATCGAGATCGACGAAGTCAACCGTGAATTCGTCGATGTCACCCTTACGGAGCTCGTCGTAACGGCGATTACTTGTCTTGACCGCTGTAAAGAGGACAAGGTGTCCCTGGTGATCCGCTGGCTTGAAAAAGCCGCCACCAGATTTTGGTTGTTCGAACATGTTTCCCTTCTTTCTTTTTCTTTGATTGATTCTTGCATGTGCAAGCTTATATTTTCTGCTTCTTACCCATAACCGATTTGGATCGTTCAGCTTTCCATTTGAAGACTTCCAAAGCTGCTTTGAAGACACCAAACTCAGCTTCAGTTACGTCCATGTCTACAACAGACGCATTTCCTTCTTTTGGTGCATGCCAAATCTGGCAACGAGTAATTGGAGGGATCGGTACTTCTGACCCATCAAGGCGCAAAATTACATCAGCATATTTGTACGCCGCTAATTGAATGGAGTAGTCCGGGTAAACTCCAGTGGAAGTTTTCAGATCCACAAGAGTAACTTCACCATCAATAATATGAATTCCATCAAAACTTCCAGCGTAACCATTTGAATGAGACCAGACAGTCCCTTCAATAGAAAGTGGTTGAGGTTTAATGGTTTTCAGGATCGAACGAAGATTTCTCGCGGCTTCACCTAGTCCGGGAGGATCAAACGGAGAATTAATATCAATTTCTCCACGCAATAGACCTTCGCAATATTCATGAGCATCAGTTCCGGCAGCTGCCGCTTTGTCACGAGTTCTCCAGGGAGATCCCTTGAGCATATCGATCGCTGCATCGTCCGGAAGATTGATCCATGAATTCTTATTAGCTGCTGCAAATTCAGCAACAACTTTTGCTGCCCAACGCGGAAGCGCGGGCTTATCGAGAACATTGAGAACAGTTGTTACCGAAGGAACAACTTGTCCGCTGATCGGGTGAGAGTAACCTCGTCCAGTCCCGACAGTAACCGCAAGAGCTGGACTAGTCATTGTCGTCCGCCGTTGCGACGCCACGAAGGGCCAAAACCATCGCCAGAGATTTAACTCCAATTGTGAACATTGTCTGCTCCAGATCCTTAGCTACGTTTGCATCGCGTTGTGCATCTGCAAGCAGAATATCACGATCCACCGACACCAACATTTGACGGATACGATCCGCCGATGGATCTGGAAGATAGACCGATGCCTTACGAACTAACTCGTCGTGAGCTGTTGTAAAGAGATCGTGACTTTCGTCTAAAAACTTCTTATTCTTTCGAGCCATTTATTTCCCCTTCTGATCTTGGATCGCCATAACCCGCGTCTCGTAGTAGTTCCACGAGGACTTTAAGCGGGACGATCGCTGGCCATTTCTCTATTGACGCAGGTCCAAATCCGTCTGGACGAAGTACCGCTACTGGAATGATTCCTTCAGCGATTCTTTCGGCAGCCTGATTCATTGCTTCCGTGACTGGAAAACCCCTGCGAGCTTTAACTTCCCAATCAATTCCTACAGTTCCGGTTACATCGGTCCCTTGTCGACCTGCACCGGCAGATTCAGCAAAGGGCCAACCATGATCAGCGAGATAGTTTGCCACTATCTTCTGAGTTGCATAGCCGCGATGTTTCCGATGTTGACTCATACGATCCGTTCTCGAGCTTGATAGACAGCGCTTTCGAGCCAATGCTCGAAGGTGGTCAATCCTGGCAGATAAAGGTTCGCTTGCCACCCATAAAGGATCGCTCTTGCGGTTAAACTTATTTCTTCGATCGTATTTTTTGACCAAAGTGGCTCATAGTCCCAAGTTCCATCATCAATTGCGCGCAATTGCTCAGCTTTTTCGATGTCTCTATGGTATAAGTGCAAAGATCCAACTGAGTGAGAATACCAACCCATCGGCAGATCCAACGCTTTAGCTATGGCGCCTTGCATGGCAGCAAACTGGACCAAATCGTAGGGAAGACCAAGCCACACGTCATTCGAGCGCATAGTCGTTCTCATACAAAGAGATCCATTTCTGATCAAGAACTGAAGCGATAACGTGCAAGGAATATCTTTAACTTGAGCTCCAAGATCCTGCTTTGAATCAAAAATCGTCAGGATCGCTTGGCGCGTATCCGGATCTGATTTCAACAGATCCACCAAAGCTTCAAGTCGTCCATAGATCCGCTGACCGTAAGCACCATGAAAGACGCCGCCGTCCAGATAGTTCGCAAAGACGCTAGATCCGGAGACCACCAATTCCGGTGCGACAGTAGTACCCACCAACTGGAGAGCTTCGACCGCGCCGATGAAAGGCTTGAGTTCCCGGTACTTCACCTCATATGGCATCAACCACGGGCGATTAACCTTGAAGGTGACGTTGGTGAGTTCCTGAGTATCCTGACCTCGAGGAGAGATTTTGTCCCCGTGGACCAAGCACATGCCGATAGCTGATTCAACAACCTCGGACGGAGTATCAAGTTCTAGGTACATCTGGAAGATCCCTTTCAAGGTCGTTGGAGTTAATGATTTCTACGTTGTCCATACGATCAGCAAGATCGATGAACATGCTCTGAGCTCGGATCACGTCGTCGATCTGATCTTGTTCGCCGCGCAGCATGAGAGTTGTTGATATGGCGTCGATGTCTCGATAAACGAGGATCAAGCGAGCGCCTAATTCTTCGATCATGGCGTTGCAGAGTTGGAATGATTCCGGACGCTTGTAAAGCGATGGACGATTAAAGATCGTGGGCCAGATCATCTCGCCCATATGCCATCGATCCAAGATCAGGTTTTCTTCTTCTTCAGCATCAACAATTGGCTTAATATATTCATCGAACCAATGGTTATGAGTTGGAACACCGGCGTGAATGATTCGTGCGTTCTGTTCCTTAGCTAACCACGCCGCATGAGAACTCTTTCCAGTCCCATCAACGCCTTCTAGGATCGTGATCATGCGCAATCCTTTCCAAAGTCCTCAGATTGATCGCAGCCTTCTTCAGCTGAGCAAAGAACTCCAGGATCGTCCATAGCACGACCACATTCAGTACACTTTCCCCAAACTCCGTCGTATCCCTTGTTCTGGCGGATCATGTTGCGATTTGCCTTTTCCATATATCTGGTTTCAACCTCTTCCGCTGTGGCTCCGGCAGCAAGCCAAAGGTTCACTAGGAAGTGCAGAACATCAACCAATTCGCCAATAAAGGCGTCCCGGTTCAAGTGCCGGGAAGTAGCCCACGGCTTCCAGCCCACCTCAGCCAAAGCTTCGTGGAGTTCATCGGTAGCCGCAAGGACCATATCCCTAATGAACTGATTTCGGGTCTCATCGTCCATACGATGCGGATCTATTCCAAAAGATTCACGCTGGAGCTGAGACTGACGTTCGAAAATCATGTCAAGCATTTATTTCCCCTTCATACTTCTTTACGTGGATACCCAATCGATCTGCGATCCTATTTAGCTGATCTGGTGGATATGTTTCTTGGTTGATTTCTCCTAAATAGAAGATCTCTTTTATGCCGTAAGCTGAGATCAGCGGAAGGCAATTCATACAGGGCCGATGCGTCACCGCCAGAAGTCCGCCACGAGTATCCATTGGCGTGACATATCTGAGCGCGTTGGCTTCAGCGTGGATCACATAAGGGCGCCGAGATTCTCGATCGTCCCAATTCAACTGAACGCCGGAAGGCGCGCCGTTGTATCCAATACTTGCCACTGATCGATCCGGTCTGAGTACAACCGCACCGACTTTTAACCATGGGTCCTCACTACGAAGAGCCGCCGTTTCTGCCAGGGCAAGAGCGTATTCGGTCCAATTCAGTCTCAACGCGAGGATCTCTTTCGACCATCGCTTTGCCGGACCAATTGCTGCACCCGTGAAGTGGAAAGATTCAGGATCTCAGCTATCTGAGCATATGTCATGCCCTGATTTCTGGCCCGAAGAATCACTTCAAGGAACTTTTCTTTACTCTTGGTTACTGAATTTGCATGAGTTTTGACTTCTCGGTGCCAATGTTTTAACTGATCTTCAATAGTCACTCGCGCCAAGCCGCCTTTGGAGCATATGGTTCACGAGAATTGTCTTCAATTCCGATCCAAATTGCTGGCTCAGGGCAATGTTCACATTCTTTTGTGGTTGGACATTCGCAATCGTCGGAATCTTCATCATCAGTTTCCACAACGGTTACCGCTGAAATGAATCCGGCAAGCGGATAACTGCGCTGATAAGCAACATTGACTTCTTGATCCGCAAGATCAGGATATTCGTCAGCCAATTCTTCAAGCTTTTCGATCAGTTCATTAAGTGTATATGACATTATGCAGCCACCTTTTTGATCAGTGAAAGAATTTCTGATCTTGAGTTATAGCCACGTTCCACACATATTTGAAGTTCCTTAATCTTAAACTGAACAAGATCCGGATTCAAATCAAGTGATGAGAAATATTCATATGCAAGTCGTTCAATTCTCTTATCAAGTAAATTAGTCATTATGCAACCGCCTTTACTTTCAAAAAGACATAAGATTCTGACATCGGAGCGCCAAGATATGATTCCACTTCACCGTAACAATCACGGCAACCAATATATCCGTCGCAACCTTTTGCGGAAGATCCGCAGCAATTTGTGTATCCGATTAATTGACCAGCAAATGGCGCTTCAGTTTCGCGAACAATTGGATTTCCATATTCATCAATTCCGACCATATCTTTAACAAGATATTTTGGAACAAGAACATATTCATTATTCTCTAAAACAACTCGTACGCGACGTGATGTTGACATTTCTTCCCCTTCCGATCCTTCCCGTTCGTCCGGATCGATAAGGATAAAGCTACACTACGGGAACAGATCCGGGAGCAGATTTAGGGCCTTTTTTCAAAAAAAGTCAAAATTGGGCAAAATGGGCCCAAAATGTCCAATTTTTACACGTAAAAGAATTTGCTCTAAATAGTGTGCTTATTCTATTCCATGGGAGTAGAATTATGCTATGAAGCTGATCGACGGGATCAGCTGATAACGAAGGGTAATAACATGAAAAAGATTAGTACACAAGTTCGCAACGAATTCGATATGTGTGGACTTCCAGATCAGCTTCGCGCTCAGAATAACGTTCTTGATTATGCATCACGCAATATGAGTGAAGCAGAATATATTGAAATGTATGAATCAGGATCTAAAGAATATCAGTCAGCTTGTGACGCTTTTGTTTCTCTTATTATGATGGGACGTAATTAATATGAACGGTTATACAAAAGAAATTGCTGAACTACTCAATATCTCTATTGAAGAAGCTAAAAAAGTTCAGGATTACTTGGAAGAAGAAATTGGCATTGATTACTCAGAATGTACTCAGCGCGAATTTAATTTATCAGTGAAGCTTGCTGCTTCAGAAATGAAGGTTGCATAATGTCAATGTCACGTAAAGATTATGAATTAATTTCTGAAGCTTTGAATTTTGCAAAAAACGTTGTTAATGAATCAGGACTTTATGATCCTGAGTCAGCAATTGGATTAGCGTCAAATATTATTGCTGACGCAATTGAACGCAATTATCCTAATTTCCGCCCAACACAATTTCTAGAAGCAGCAGGAGTACAAAAATGATAAACATGGACACTATTCTTGAAGAAATTAAGAAGATCGATTCGGAAGTAAATGCTGAAATGTGGCATACCGGTGGCGGTTGCATGACGATTTATCTTGGAACTCCTGATCAAGACGGCATATATCCGGTTGCTGCTGGTCCTGGATTTAGACGTGATGGTCAAAATGTTGCTCATTTTGATGATTTTTGTTATGGAGAAGATGGCGACGGCGTTTTTGAATACGTCCAGTCTGGATCTGACCTTGAAATTGCGCGTCGTATCTATAGCTTTTATGAGTATATGAACATGCATAAGGAGGCATAAATGACTGAAAAAGAAGTAATTTGTGGTGATTGTTTGTATCCATTAAGCCAATGCCAACATCATAAGGAGAAATAAATGTTCCCAATGTCGCCTTTAGAGTCCTGGACTTTCATAATTTTAGTGTTTACGACAGTTTACACCGTTCCAGTGATTCTGTGGAGAGTCTTTAATTACGTCTGCGAGCGCGCCCGTCAGCGCCAATTGGGGGAGTATTACTCTTCCAAGCAATAAAAAAGAGACCGCCTACGATCAGGATCATGGACAGAAGGGGTTGCCATGATCCGCCGTAGGCGGTCTTTTTTTATTCCTGTGTAGCTAATTCGCCGCCGATTGCCATATAAGCCGCGCCGTCGATCCAGCCGTCAAGTTTATCTGGAGATTGAACTAATCGGGCAACCTTGAGCTGATTCATGCACAAGGCAACCTGATATTCAGTAATTGGAGTTTCCAGGACGATGCTCCAGAGCTTTGCGATCCTGTAGAAGTTCTCTTGCGGTGTTCCGTACTCGGCTTCGCGGTCGTTGTAGATCAGCTCAGAAGCCACGTTTAGGATTTCTCCCCTGTTCATATTTTCCCCTATTCTTCGATGATTTTAATACTATGGTGCTTCAAATATCCTATTGCAGCCCGAAGGATCTGGACATCATCTTCCGCCATGCCAATCAGGGTATTGCATTGACCGCATAGTAACCCACGAACGGCATCTTGGGAAAGATCATGATTATGATCCACACTAAAGCGCTTCCCGTGGACTTCCTCCGGAACTCCGCAGATCGCGCATTTATGATCCTGAGAGATCAGAAGAGCGTCATAATCAGTTTGACGGACGGCTTTTCTTTGCTTTTCTCGGCATTCTCTGCACTGAGATCGGCGACCGTCGGGTTCTCTGGAGCTTTGACCAAATTCGGAGAAGGTTTTAACCCGAGCACAGTATTTACAGCGCTTGCGTTGTTCCTTCTCTTCCATTAGAAGAAGGTCCCCCTGATCGGTTAAATTACTTCGTTTTCTTGGCGGATTCTTTTGCAATCTGCGCGTCCACTTCAGCCTTAGCTACAGTGACCACGCCGAATGCGGGATCTTTAGGATTAAGACCGCGGACGGTAACCCCTAGGACACCTGACAAGATAGATAGAATTTTAACAGTTAAAGACGCGTTTGTAGCGAATGCTGCTGTTGCAAAAGGAGCAGCTATTACGACGTAAGTACCAACGACTTTTTTGATTTTATTTAGATCCATGGGTTTCTCCTTATTTGCTTGCTGGCCACGCCGGACGGGCGACACCAATGATGGTCTTATCCAGAATGCGCTTCCGGCGATAACAACCGCCGCCATTCTGTTGAGATCCTTTGACTCCTTCGGGAGAAGTATTTCCGCCGATCGTGGTGAGGAACGTCTTTCCGTTGGATTCGACGATCTCCACATGATCCGCATGACCTGCACCGTCCCAGTCAAAGAAAACAATGTCCCCTGGTTGAGCAGTTTTAGGGTCGACAAGCTGACCCTTTTTCTTAAACCATGCAAGTCCATTGATCGTGCTGACAAATCCGTGAGAGTTTTCGGCAGCTACAAGAGCGCTGACATTTGCCTGAGCAAAGCACCAGGAAACAAATCCAGCGCACCAGGGTGATCCCTGGAGGTTGGCTTTGGTGACCAATTTCCACCAGTCCCAGACCCAGACGATATTGCCAGATTTACCATCAGCTCCTCCGCCTTCAACGGTTCCGACCTTGCTTTGAGCTGCCTTTAAGACGTCAACCGCGTTCATTGATCCTCGTTTTCATGACCTCGACATCAATTCTGATGCATTGCTGATTAGTAAGTAATTCTTCAACCTTATTAATCAGTCCGGTTTTACCGTCGTTATACAGCGCGTATTCAATCCGCGATAGCTTATCTTCAATGTGCTCGGTATGAGTTTTAATTGCGTGTTTAGCAATAATTCCCACTCCGGCAAGTAATGCCGCTATTACAAAAAAATATGAATAAATTATGGTCGCTGTATCGACGTTTGCCATTTGCGCGGTTACCCGTTCTTAGTTAGTGGTTGACTGTTTTGCTGTTGCCTTAAGTACTGCAATTTCTTGCGCCTGTTGGCCAATAATTTCTCTGAGCTCAGCAAGAACCTGATTAACATCTATTTCTGCCATTTATTTCCCCTTTAGATCTGGTTCGTTAGCGTAAAGTGCCTTAAGTTGATTAATTGCATCCTGTTTTATGATATGACAACCCATAACCTGATTATCATCGTCTTTAATTACTGGAAACCCATTACATCCATATGAATTAGGTTCCCCAACGTGGTATGGCATTTATTTCCCCTCTAACTTTTTGAGTCTGTCGTTGAGTTGTTTAATTGCTGGCACTAAAAATATAGCAAGACGATCAAAAAGAACCGAATCTGGTTGACCTTCTGTATTTTTATTGACAAGGATTTCTAATTCAGGAATTTGAGCAACACTTTCGGCAATAAGACCAAAATTCAGTCGGTTTGTATCATCTGTGTATTCAGATTTGTAAGTAAAAGTTACGGGTTCAAGTTTAAGAATTGCTGAAAGATAATCAGCAGCAGGAATATCTGTAATGTTTTCTTTATATCTTGCAGATGAAGTAGTTGCATAAAAACGAAAATTTGATGAATTCCAATAAACAGGAGTATATGCACTAGCAGACATAGCGTGAACTTGAAGATTTCCAAAAATTTCTGCAAGCCCCGCTACTTGCAAGCCACCACCTGAATATAGAGCATTAGAAGCTGATCCTAAAGCCTCTATTCTAGAAGCACCAATAATTTTGCTAATATCAAGAATGGCATAAGGTGATGAGCTAGAGTTTCCGTAAATATAAGTTGATCCATAATTTAGATAGTCATTGCCTACGATAGTAAATCCACCGATGGTTCCTGATGAAGCATAGATTGAGCCAGTAAAGGAACCACTGGTCGCAGTTACAGTGCCAGTAAATGTTCCAGCCGACGCATAGACCGTTCCAGTAAATGTTCCGCTTGTGGCAGTAATGTTGCCGGTAATCGTCGCACTAGAGGCTACGAGAACGCCAGATGGCGATACCGAGAATGTTCCTGACCCATTGTTGTAGGCGATACCAGTAATCGTTCCTGCGTTGATCTTGCCGGCGTCAAGGTTTGCGATAACGGTATCGCTGATCGGAGCGGAAACCCAGGAGCCACTGTTATAAACATACTGATAGAGGACTGTGCCGCCACCATTAACCTGGAACCAAATGTCGCCATTAGTGCCACTTCCTGAAGGACCAGAGGTGGAATAGTGAGCAGTGTTTTTGCCATTAGCCGTAGTTTGAGCAACGCCAGCTGTGTAAGCTGCTGATGTCGCGTTGGCATTTGCCGTATTTGCCGTTGCGATTGCCGTTGCTGCATCAGAAATCGCTTGTTGAGCCTGAGCAAGCGCTGGGTTGATTGTTGGATCTGAAAGATCCTCAGAATTTGGAATAAAAATTCTACTAACATCCGATTGATCATAATCAGTATTATCAGCAGAATACGCGTCACCAGTTGCGGTTGTTACTGCCAAGTTTGTCGTATTAGCAACCGTAAAAGTATTTGTGGCAATAGAAGCAATTGTAAATGTTCCGTTATATCCGTCTGGAGCAAGTCCAGAAACAATGACGGTATCACCAGCTGCAAACGTATGACCAGTGGCAGTATAAGTTGCGGTTGAGGATGTGTAACTTACTGCGCTGATTGCAAAATCTTTAACAGTAATATCAACAGGCGTGTTGGTAATCTGAGGAGCTAATGGCATGTTTTATCCCCTTACGGTAGAACTAGTCGGGTTGAATTCATGGGTGAGGTCTGATAAGTAACATTCCAGTCGTCTGGAGTAATCTTATGTTGCATACCTTCAACAACAAGATAAATGGTCAAATTACGTCCGTCGACCGTTGTTCTTTTAACTGTTACCTGATCTAAGAGTTCTGTTGATAAGAAATCAGGATATAAGACATCGAGTGCCAATGCCGTAAAGTTAATTTCAGCAACCGTTGTATTTGGTTTTGCGTCTTTGGTTGCAAGATATGTTGCAAGTTTTTGCGCCGAGTTGTCACTAAGAATTGCAGTTTCAACGCTTACCGTCTTGGTTCCATACTTGGTTACGCTTGGTTTATAGGTAAAGGTCTTTTGCTTAAGCTTACCTCGTGTTACTACGGCATTATTAATAACCTGAAGGGTTCCAGGAGTTGTCTTAATGGTATTGTATTCAACAGTATTTGCTGCGCGAGAATCATCAAACAGGAGCTGCGTAGGACGATTAAACTTCTCAGTATTAGTAATAAAGGTTGCTACACCAGTTCGACTGACATAAAATCCGCCAGCTTCAGCAAGAACGCACTCGTTAATCATGTCAGTAATGTTTTGATCTTGACCAGTCTTTTGCATGACAACGGATCCTGAGATATTACGCCAGGAAGATCCCGTTGGCCAACTAGCATATGTAAGCATACGACCAACACGCGTTGAGGTTGTCTCTTGATATGCTGTAGTTTTAAGCGCTGGAGCTGTTACCTTAGAAAACTTGGCAATAGCATCGACAAAAGTCATGGTAACAAACGCGTCAAATCCAGCATTAACGTCAGTGGTTTCAAGGTATCCGTCAAATAAAACATAACCCGAACCAGACCAGGTAGCTACAAAGCGCGCTCGAAGACCATCACGCAGCGCAGTAACGCCACCGGATACCCAAGGTCCAGATAGATTATCTGGATCGTAATCGCCTGATCTATTGTCAAAGACAACGCTCATGCTGCCAGCATCGACCTTTTGATCAGCGCGAGCTCGACCTCGATTAAGGTTAACCTCTCTCAGATCAGCTACTGGAACTGTCTGAAAAGACCCGCCAAAATAGAACTGAACCTTGAGTGTTGGTCCATTTGTACCATCAAAAGCACTCACTTAAACCCCCAGAATTGCCGGATTAAGACCTTTTCGCCGTAAAAGCTGAGCCATCTCATTGCGTACTTTAACAGCAAGATCCTTTTCAGCAATGACAGATCCGGCAACATGAACATTAACGATCATGCCCTGGCCAAATCCACCTCTGAGAGGGACAACAGCTTCAGGACCCGCCTCGCCGATCATGGCAAGCGTTGGCTTATTTACAATGCCTCCGTCTGCAAGCATTGGAATCTTGGGAAGAGTAACACCAAATTCCTTGCCACCAAACTTTGGAACCCATGAAGGAATTTTAAAGTGAAGCTTATTAATAATTCCAATTACAAAATTAATTAAACCAATAATTGTATTAATATAAGCTTTAACGCCATTAACAATAAACTTAAACACATTTGCAATAACGTGTGCCACAGCGCGAGCAACACCAATAACATCTCGAATAACTGTAATTAAAAATCTGATAGATGTTACGGCAATTTTAATTGCAACAACAAGAACCTTTGAAATAATATCAACAAGGAACAAAAACACCGGACCAATATACTTAAAAATAAATGTCCAAACAGCTTTAAGAACTGGTATCCATGTGTTTTTAATAAAATCAAAAAGAACCTTAAATACAATTCCAAGATTTTTACCAATATCGTGGAATTTACTCATTGATGATGAAGAAAGAATAAAATGCTTAGCTAATGTAATAATAGAAGTAGCAAAATTCTTTAACATTGCAATAATTGGAGAAAGAAATTTACCAATTTCTCTAAATGCAGGATTAACATATTTTAAAAGAATTGGAAAAATTTTTGTAAATGCAACAGTCATCTTAGTCAGTGCCGGAGTAATATGCGCGCCAATTTGAACCTGAAGACCAGAAACAGCAGCATGAAGCTTTTTATGAGCCTCAATATTTTGACTAATTGCTTCCATATTGTCTTTGGTAAGAACCAAACCATACTTTTGCGCTTCGTCTTCTAACTCCTGCAAACCGGTTTTACCCTTATTCAGGAATTTAAGCATATCAAGACCGGTACGACCAAAGAGATTTACAGCCATTGCGGTCTTGTGAATACCGTTTGGCATATGCTTAAACTTTTCAGCGGTGTCAAGAAGAATGTCATTAAAGGACTTTTGATGACCCGCTGAATCTCTTGTAGAAATGTTTAATTCTTTAAAGTGCTTGTTGTTCGAATCAATTGCTTGAGCAAACTTTTTAATTGACATCTGAGCTTTGTCAACAGAAAGACCAGATTCTTCAAATGCAAAACGAAGCTTAGAAGCTTCTTCTACGGTTCCACCAACCATGCGCTGAGTTTTAGCAACTTCTTTGCCAACATCAACAAAAGCGTGAATTGACTGATTAGCAAAGTCTACAACCTTCTTTGCGCCTGCTTCAAGTGCCTGAGCAGAAAATATACCGGCGGCAATTTCTTTAATACGAGAAAACGCGCCGCCGGTCTCTTTTGCACTATCAGCAACTTTTTTTAATGCCTTTGATGCCGAAACGTCCCGACCGATAAGATTTACGCCAAGCGACTTGTCACTAGACATGTTTTCTCCTAATCGTTGTTTTGTGGAACGGCTGCAATGAGATCATTAATAATATCAATATCAATGTCCCAAACATTAAATGGTGTGATTCCTGGATAATTATGACATAGAAGAGCCATATTCTGTCTAATCTTCTGTCTTGTACCGCCACGGATCAAGGCCCGGCGGTTACTTATTTTTTTAGATCAGGATCCTCAACGCCGATTTCTTCAATTGAATATGTGTTAAGAACGTCATCAATTGAAACAATCTTTCCAGCGCGAGTCAAGCAGATCCATGCTAAAGCATAAAGAGCTTTAACCTTTGAATACTTTGGATTAGCGTGAGGCTCATCTTCGCCAAGAGTACTGAGCAAGGTCAGACCATCGAGTCCAAAACCTTCTTCAATCTGGATAATCTCGCGACCCGTAGGTCCTGGTTGATTATCTTCTCCGGGCATTGGATAGTTTTCGCCACGTAGTACTAGTGCCATTATTTTCCCCTTTAGTCGAGTGCGTGCGATTTCTTTAGTGCGGCCAGAAAAGCTGCATAGACATCTTCTCTGAGTTCTGCCTTATGTGGAAGTACCGTGCGCAGCAGGAACGGGGTTGATTTTTGAGCAACCCAATTACCCTGCCAAGTTCCATTGGTAGATCCTTTTTCAGGAAATACCGGGTGACGCCAGGCTTTCTTAGAAAGACCTTCAACGTAACGCGGAAGCTTCTTATACTTGCCAGTTTTTGCTTGGAATTTGGTTCCCGAGACTCGAATACGGATACTAAAACCGCTTCGGTTACTCTGGTTAATCTTAGTCTCTGTTGCCGCCGCGATGCCAGCACGCAGACCCATTTTTCCCCCTGAGGATTTCTCCCCGTGCGAAGGGAGTTCTAGAGCCGCGTGCTGGACCTCGCCAACAATGCTTTTAGACAACTTGACAAGAGTCTTCCGGAGCTCCTTGCCGATCAAGGGATCGGCGTCCTTTACCTGGCGATAAAAGTTAAGGAGATCCTGAGAGGAAATCTCAATGTCTTTAGACACCTTAGAGAGATGAGTCCGAAGTTGTATAAACGACAGTCATTGGTGCATCTGTACCGTTATCGTATGCGGTAAAAGTCATTGCAAGATCAATTACGCCAGGACCTGGGACCTTAGGAGTATCAGCGTCAAACTTAACCGCTGAAAGAGTGATGGATAGAGCAGATCCAGCAGATCCGGTGAATGTCAAAGCAACCGCTGCAGTTGTATCAGCAAGATACTTAGCAAGAAGCGTTGTATCTGTAAATTCAGCGGTTAGCTTACCAGTAATCTTACGGAAGCCATTAATAACCTGCTCAGACTTAGCTCCAGCAGCTCCGAGGTTGTAACGATCTGTCTTAATGACGTTATCTACGGTTACTGAGAAGTCCTTGACGTTAGCAATTGCTGTTCCGTCAAGTGTAATTGCGCCTTGAGCAAAGTGGAAGATAGATCCGTTTGCTGGATAAGAAGCTGTTGCAAGAGATGTTGAGGTTGTAAGACCTGCAGCATCAACACTGAACTTACCGACAGCAAGTTCACCAGCGCCTACACCAAGCTCAAATGATGAGATCTTGCAGCCTGTAAGAGTCTTTGGAGTTACAGTTCCGCCGTACTGAGGGACACCAACCTGAGCGGTAAAGCTCTTTGTATAAGTATCGCCAAGAGTAAACGTGAAAGATGATCCGCTCTTAGTAGGAAATGAACCCATTGCGTGAGCAAGGAGAAGTCCAAGACCGTTTGTTGGAAGATCTAGATTAATGTCGCCCGTAGCATCAAATGTTGTAACAACACGACGCTGTGAGCGAGGAAGAAGTCCACCAGCACGAAGCCCCATACCTTCGCTGATCTTCTTATTGTATTGAGTAGATTCGTCAGTGAACTCGTAGAAACGAGTCACGGTGACGTTGGTGTTAAAGGTTGTCTCGGTAGCAATGCCGAGCTGCGAACCTATACCGGAACCGATTGCCATGTTGTTCTCCTATTCGGCAGCCGGTGCGTCCGGCGCTGCTGGGGTTTGGATCATTGAAGCAGCTGCTTGATCAGCGGCAGCCCAATTTTCTGTTTGTTCTAGAAGCAAAGCTGCTGCTTCGTCTGTAACCTCGACGACATCGCCAGCCTTAACAGTTAAGCCTAAAGCGGGGACAGATAAGTCGCCAAGTGGTGAAACATTCTTAATTTTCGCCATGAGATTCTCCTTGTTAAGTACGAGCGTGATATGCGATGGTGAAGTTAATTACGACTACAGCGCCAGCGTTAGTCTGACGGTAGGTTGGTGAATGCGATTCTAAACCTGCGTAAAGAACAACTCCACCAAAACTAGGGTCGGTGCGGATTACAGTATCCACAGCCGAAAGAAGAGCATAAGCTCGTGTGCGACGGGCAGAAATATCTGTATCGCCGTCCCAAGACCAAAGAAAACAGTTTACCGTACCAATTTCAAACATCTTCTTGGCACCGACAAGGTTCCAGTCGTTGTTTGCGGTTCCTGCAAGTACTTCTCCATCTTCAGATCCATCGTGACCCACGCAAATGGCATCGCCTGGATAAGACTCATCAATTTCTGGACCATCAAAGATTCTGACGCCAGAAAGAGATGCGGCAGAACTTAAAGCTGTTTTAATGCCATCAATCAGCTGCGGCAGTGCAACCGTTGTCATTAGGCAAGTCCAGGAAGTGAGAGAGGATCGAGGAGTTCCATTGCGCGACGTGGTAATGAATATGTTGACGCTGGATAGAAATCGTCTCCGGTCTGGTTACGTGTAATCACGTTTGCAGCGCCTCGTTGAGTCTGCCATAGATGGCGAATAGTCTCAAGAACGCCTTGCTTTGCGGCAGGTGGTGGATTAATAAACCCTGCAACGTAGCTTACAATAATATTATTGGCTCCTGGAGCAAAGATTCCAAAGTAGGTTGGACTAGAAAGCGCTCCGGTTGTCACGCGATATACGCGCTGGCCGGTTGGATCTAGGCTGTAATCGGTTGAAGCAAGGAGAAGGCCGTTTTCATAGATCGAGGTAATGCTGAGCGCCTTAGGGTTACGAAGGCGAATATGATCGACATTCCCGTCGTACTTTTCGCTTGTAAATGTTTGACGTCCCAGGATAACACCAAGATAGCTCTCGCAAAGATCGGTTGCAGCGTCAATAAAGCGACGGATTTCCTCATCGTTGGTTGTATTTGTTGCTGCAATATTAAGATGAGCCTTGACTTCATCGAGTGAAACTACGCCAAGATCTGCAAAGTTACGGACGGTAAATTCATCAGCATATGCGCTGGCATTTGTACCGGTAGCAACCCAGCGGATCGTGTGACGACCGTATTGAGTTGGTGTGTAGTTAATGTCATAAAGACCGGTTCCAGAGTGGGATACTGAAGGTGCAGAAGAAGATCCGTCTGGAGCAACGACCGTTGCTACAACCGCTGTTGCATCTGCTGGTGACCCTGCCGCGTCGGTAATCGTTACGCCAAGAGCAACAACATCGCCTAAATCATAAACGGCCATGATTATCTGCCTCTCATATTTGTTGTCGCAACGACTCGGACACCCATGTCACCGCGGTTTGTGTAATAGTTGTAAATAACTAAAGGTTGGTTATACATCACACCGGTTTGATTGTAGCGGTAGTGATATTTGGACACCTCGTGAGACTCGCGCCAGTTCATAGAAGGAGCGGCAACTACGCGAGGTTGAATATCACTCACTTATAGCTCCTTCATAATGCTTGAGGTTTTCCTTGAGACGATCAATCCAGGGAGCAAGTTCGACGGCTTTTCTGCCATGCTCGACAGCTTCTGAATAGTTATTAAGGTTATATGCTGAAATCGCAACCAAATCGTGAGGCAAGTATCCCCAGGCATCCGATTCTACTAGATATTCCAGCGGTTGCTGCGTAATCCTGAGCGCTGAGTGAGCCATAGCATAGCACTCAATCCAGCGACCTTCTGAGTAGTAATGCTCGGCAAGATCAACCCGGGGTTCCCGGCTGATCGGGGATTCTGCAATAGCTTTGAACAGCCAGCTCTCCCGGTCCTGATCTTCCATCTTGGCAAGGTATCTCATAGAAGCTGCGCGCTCTGGTTTCCAGACCGCCTTAGGAAGCTCTAGATGACGCTTAAACTGAGCAATGGCTTCAGTGTAATGGTTGTGAAAGAAGAGTTCCCGGGCATAATAAAAGGTATTCCGATCATCAGTCGGATCTTCCTTTATCGCCAGACGTAAAAGAGGAAAGTATTGACCCCTGGACTTGGTTTGATCCGGGTGATGATGGATCTCAAGCTTGGTCCATAGCTGATTTTCCTGATCCTGACAGGTAAGAACCTCGTGAACCGGGTGCTTCCAGCGGAACCCTTTGCGTGTGTGGATCTTGTCCCCGCCGTAGGTAAGGCCAGGGGATCCGTCTGGGTTCCAAGACCAGGTGTACTTATACCGAGGTCGATTAACGCCAGGGTCTAGCGTCTCGAGCTCAGATCTCCAGCCGGGGAGAAGGACTTCGTCCATGTCCAAGGCTATGCAGTAGTCAACATCCAGCGGAAGTGCGGCTAATGCAGCGTTGCGGGCGTCATCAAAGCGCCAGGGTGAGATCTGAACGCTGATGACCTTGATGCCCAGAGCTTCAGCTCTAGATCTGGTCTCATCGGTCGATCCGGTGTCCGCGATTAGCAAGACATCGGCTTCTTTGGCTGATTCATACCATTTTTGGACAAATTGCTCTTCGTTAAGCGCGATTGTATAGACTGCAATTTTCATTGATCCCCCTGGATCTGATTAACTCTCTGTGGAGTGTTCCAGTTACGCCTCTAGGCTGGCTAGGTAGGCTGCGTAGTCCGAGTTGGCTGGGTCGGTAGGAATCCACCAAACTGTGCCATCCTCATCGGTGCGCTTGACTAACTCCCCCGACATTGGGGTTACTTGTACGAGTTCATAAGTAGGCATCAAAGTTCAGCGCTCCAATCCATATAAGTTCCGATGTTGTCAAATGTAAGTCCAACTGCTCTTCCAGTTGTAAGACCGCTTGAGCCAGTACCACCCAATTCTATGGAATGGTAAGTGACAATAATTGGGCCAAAGCCAGTAAAACTTCCGCCAGTAGTTCCGTCATACCATAAAAGGCTTGACAAGGTGCTTATTGAAACTGATGGTGCTGCTCGCATAGGTGTTGTCAATGGAATAATATAATTGGCTGAAGAACCAGATGGACACCAACCTACGGCTACGCGAGTCTGACTTGCATTACCACCGAACCTGCGGAAATAACGAAGGCACAACGATAACTCTCCTTGAACAGTTCCAGTAGCAGTTGAGAAGGCAGTTGCAACTGAACCTGCTTCAACCTGCACTCCCCACAAGTTCAAGGTTGAACCCGAAGCCGCAGCTTGAGCAATAAATAATTGAAGATAAGAGTTAGTTCCAATGGTTTTACCTGAAATAGAAGGCAAAGAGAATGTGGCTGAATAACGCGCCCAAGAAGTAGTGACGGCAATCGTAGTTGGTCCAGCAATAACCAACGATGACCCACCCGATCCAAAGTTTTGATCTAATTCAACGGCAACATTTCGCGCACTATCTGCTTTTGCCCAGAATGAAACCGTGACTGATTGACCTGCTAACTGACGGACATCTTCGATTCTTTGAGAATAACCCCAGATGGTGCAAGATCCAACAGTTGTGATTGCCGATTGCCAATAATATGTTCCCTCATATCCAGCAACTGGCGCAGATCCGGGAGTGAATGTCTGTTGAGAAACAGTGACCGAAGTAGGAACTGCATTCCAGATCATTGCAGATCGATCTGCTGTGTAGATATTTCCAGCGTTGAAATTAGTTTGAGTGAATGAAGTTCCGCGCTGCCAGATTCCAAAGTCACCATTGATGATTTTGTTCTTGCCAGCTACAAATGGGCTGGCAACTCCTGCAGAGTTCTGCTCTACCGTACTTGTAAGTTGTGCGCGACTCATTATTCACCTGCCTGTGTGATAGAAGAGTTGGATGGGAGTGTGTCATAGATGGCTTTTTCCATAGAGGTAAAAGAACCATCGCCGTTGTCTATGATGGCGTATTCTGTGTTTGAGCCACCTAGGTTTTGGACTGAAGTAAAAGTTACATTATTCATATTACAACTCCGCACTTATTCCGAGGTAAGTAGTACCTGCGCCATTGTCTGTTATGTAATAAGGTCTGTATGTAGTTAGAACACCCGATGACATTGTAATTGCAACTGTTCCAAAAGAACCATAATTTCCACCATTTCCACCTGACGGAACGATAGAGGAAATTCCAGTATTCACATTGACTCCATCTGAAATTCCCATATTTCCACCCCAATCAACAGAGGAAACGCTTGAACGCATTGGTACAGGGGTGGTTACATTCATATAAATAATTGTTGTAGTTGCTGGTGGTGTTGGACCTACTCCAATTTGAGAATAAGCACTAGGCGCTTTTGAACGATAGTAGTAACGCTGACAAGCGGCTAACTCCCCCTGGAGTGTTCCGCCAGCGCGGGAGAATGTTGTAGCGGCTGAGCCTAGTTCTAGTTGTACGCCATCAATGGCATATCCATCGCCGCTTGCGCCTGATGCACCTACAAATTCCAAAGACAACGCACCAAAAGTCGCAGGAAGCGCCTTGGTTACTGTGTAATAAGCCCACGATGTTGTAAGGGTTTTTGATGTATCTGATGCTGATGCTGAGAACAATGCGGCTCCATCTACGCCAGCAGCAGTACGAGTACGGACTGTTAGGGCAGTTGAAGCGCTATTTGCGTTATTGGCCTTAGCCCAAAATGAAATGGTTACAGTCTGATTCTGCAAGTCGTAGCAGTTGGCAAACTCAATTTGTTGTCCCAACTGGGTAAACGATGAAGTTCCAGTTGATGAACGCTGATAGGCATATTGGAAGCCAGTTGTTCCAGTTACCTGAGAAATTGTTATATTTCCTGGAGTACCGTCATTGATTTTCCAGCGGTCTGCGGTGTAGCCGCCAACTCCGCTAAAGGAAGTACCGCGTTGCCAAATATCAAAAGCGCCATTGATAATGCGATTCTTACCTGCGGTGTAAATCGGCCCTGCCCACGATACGCCTGTGCTGGCAGAAGAGTTTGCAACGAGTGTTGAGCCGTCAGCTCCTACTGCGAGGTTGGTGACTGCACCCGATCCAGTGGCAGCGACAAGATCGCCCTTGGCGGTAACTGTTGCAAGAGGAATGGCGTTGGCTACTGAGAAGCTCGATGGTGAAGCCACTGTCGCAATATCGCCAGCAACCAGGGCAGTTAAGCCAGTAACGGTTGTGCCGTTTGATGCGGTGTAATCAACTCCGCGCTCTAGAAGTACGCCGTTGATATAAACCATTTCAGCGCCAGCGGTGTATGTCAATGATGTTGAGAAGTCATCTGTACCAGAGAGTGTTGTCTCTCCACCAGAAGCGGCCTTACGCCATTGTGGGAAAGTTACGGAAGCAGTTGCACCTGTAGCACCAGTTGGGCCAGTGGCTCCTACCGATCCCGTCGCACCGGTTGGACCAGTCGGTCCTGTAGCTCCAGCTGTACCGGTAGCACCAGTTGGACCCGTTGGTCCAGTTGCTCCAGCAGTACCAGTCGCGCCAGTTGGTCCAGTAGGACCTGTAACAGTCGACGCTGCTCCTGTGGCTCCAGTCGGTCCGGTAGGTCCAGTAACGGTTGATGCAGCACCAGTTGCGCCTGTTGGTCCTGTTGGACCTTGAGCTCCCTGGATTCCTTGAGGTCCGGTCGGTCCAGTAGCTCCGATCGCTCCAGTTGCACCAGTCGGACCTGTTGGTCCAGTTACGGTCGAAGCTGCGCCAGTAGCACCAGTAGGTCCAGTCGGACCAGTTGCTCCTGCCGTGCCTGTCGCTCCGGTTGGTCCGGTCGCACCTTGGATTCCTTGGATTCCTTGCGGTCCTTGAGCTCCAGTCGGTCCGGTTGCACCATTAGCTCCAGCAGATCCTGTCGCACCGGTTGGACCTGTTGGCCCAGTCGCACCTGTTGAACCTGTTGCACCTGTTGGCCCTGTTGGACCTTGTGCGCCAGTTGGACCTGTAACGGTCGAGGCCGCACCTGTCGCACCCGTTGGACCCGTGGCTCCTTGCGGACCTGTTGGTCCGACGCCGCCAGTTTGAGCAAAGATAATGTTGTCAGTACCGATGATGATGTATTTGTTGGTTCCAGTGCCTTCAACAGTTTGGATCCACGTTGTACCAGCATTTGCAGTACCAGTTGAAACGTAAAGATAATCGCCAGCCTCTACTGTGCCAGCAATCGAGTTGTTGTAGTCGGTTGAGCGAGTAAGCGTCCAATGTGAAACGATAGAACCAGTTGCAGTAACAACATAGATACCATTTTGAGTTTGAGTTGCTTGATTCTTAACAAGGATGCGGTCATCGACTGCTGCGCTCTGACCATCGATTGTCAATGAACCATTAGTCGTTGCTGAAAGTGTTGCACCAATTCCGTAGCCACCAGTTTGATCAATGGTTCCAGCGGTATATGTTGGTGAGTTTGGAAGAATGGCATTAGTTGCAATATGAGCTGCGACGTGAGCATTGGATGCACCGGCAGGACCAGTTGGACCTGTTGCACCAGTCGCTCCGTTTGCACCATTAGAACCAGTGGCACCTGTTGGACCCGTTGCTCCAGTTGCACCAGTCGGACCTGTAACAGTTGAAGCTGCACCTGTCGGACCCGTTGGGCCAGTAACAGTTGAGGCTGCACCTGTTGCTCCAGTTGGACCTGTTGCACCAGTTGGTCCCGTAACAGTTGAAGCTGCACCTGTTGCACCTGTCGGTCCAGTTGCACCAGTTGGTCCGGTTACAGTCGATGCTGCGCCAGTTGCGCCAGTAGGACCAGTTGGTCCGGTTACACCTTGAATACCCGTTGCGCCAGTTGGTCCAGTTGCGCCGGTTGGTCCTGTAGATCCGACGTTTCCAACAATAGAAAACGTCCAAGCTGTATATGTTCCAGATCCAGAAGACGCATCTGGAGTCATGGTTAATGTTGTTCCAGAAACTGTTGCTATACCTTCAACGTAATTTGTTGGCGTTGTTGTATATGCTACTCGCACGCGAGCACCGGTAACAAAAGCACTTCCAGCTGTAATTGTCCAGGATTTAGAAGCTCCGGTACCAATTGTGTTTGATGTTGTTGATGTTACGCCGGAGTAACTTGCGCCAGTTGGTCCGGTTGGACCTGTGACGCCTTGAATTCCTTGCGCACCGGTTGGACCAGTAGCTCCAGTAGGTCCAGTTGGACCTGTTACACCCTGGATTCCTTGCGGACCCGTTGGTCCGGTTGGTCCTGTAACACCTTGCGCACCGGTTGGACCGGTTGGACCGGTATAACCTTGAATACCCTGCGCACCGGTTGGACCGGTTGGACCGGTTGTTAAAGAAATGGTTGCAATTGCTGTATCTACAGCATCAAGACGAGCTTTTACAGAGGCTTTAGACCCTTTTGGATTAGTTCCAAGTTCAGTTTCGATCGCTTCAACTGCGTCGTTTGTATTCGCATGCTGTTCAGCATGTGGAACTGTGGCTGAATCAAGATAATCTGTTGCGGTTGGATTAGAAAAGTTATCCAATCCGCCAGGGTAATTAGTTGCCACTAGGATCTCCTTGATTTATAGAGGCATCGGACTAGCTGCCAGGGGGTAACAACTAGTCCGATGCTTTAGATTTACTTTCCAAAGCCGCCTCGCGAAACGGCTTGTGGTGACGTTGATCGAGCCAAAAAGTTTTATTATGCGCGCAGATCGCGCCAGTATGAGCGTAAATCGGGATACCAAGAGATCCAAGACGACGGGAAAAGAGTAGATCTTCACCAAACCAACGACCAGCAATTGCGCCATCTACAAACCAGGCCCAATCTGGACCCTGATTTTCAGTAGCTTTGCTTTGAAGCTCAAGTAAGACTGATCGATGGATTAAAAGACATCCAGTTCCTGCGGCATCGACCTTAATCAGTTCATCAACGGGATAATCGTCCATTGCCTGAAGACCAGACTCGGGAAGATCGCGATAAATCGTTGGTACCGGCCGAAGATGGTTATCATCGTCAAAAAAGGCAGCAAAGACCAGCGCCGATACTATCGGACGATCCTTATCGTGGACAGCATTGACCAATTTATCAAACGTTTCTAGCTCTAAACGCTCGTCTGAATCAATCATAAGCAGCCATTCGGCTGAAGTTTGTTCTAAAAAATTCTTTACTAGAAGATTTCTAGATCTTGTAAGAAGTCCAATATTAGAAACTTGAACAAAAGAATCAAATCTTTCTGATCTCTTTCGTGAGATCTGGATCAAATCAATCACTAGATTTGCATTAATCGATCCGTCGTTAACCATTCCTATGGCAACTTTATCTTTACTTTTCATCGTATCTCCACTCTGGGATCTACGGCGGCTGTCTCAATGACGCCTTTTTCATGCTCCAAGATCAAAGCTTCAAGCGCTTCAATTCCTTTTTCTTTAACTAAATCTCTTGCGG